GTCAGGTAGTAAATTTGAAGGTGCAGTACAGGCTAATACATATAATACTCGTATATTATTAAATTTTGCAACTCAGATAACCGCATTATCTCAATCAATAGTTAATAGACAAATTCCAATGGTAAGTTCTAATGCATTATCTGCATCAGTTTACTTGACAATGACCGCCGCGGATGCTACGGATCTTCCGTTAACATTTGAATTAAAATCATATCCGGTATCACAATCATGGGCCATGGGTAATGGCTATAAAAACGATGTACCAATTTCAAAAACTGGTGTTTCATGGTATTACGTTGATGCAGAAGATCCAGGAACTCGATGGGCCACGGGATCGGCATTTGCATATCAATCTGGTACTACTGAAACTATGGGTGGTGGTACATGGTTTACTGGTTCTGGGTATGAAGCAAGTCAATCGTTTGCAAACCCTAGGTCATTAGACGTTCGAATGAACATTACTGACATTGTTGAAAAATGGTTGAAAGGTACTATACCAAATTACGGATTGATATTAAAACGTACATCAACCGCGGAACAATCCGGCGTTATTCAAGGAAGCATTAAATATTACGGAAATGAAACTCATACTATATTCATACCACGTTTAGAAGTAGCATGGAATGATACAGTAACAAACGGTACCGCTTCGTTCAGTGAAATTTCGAGTAATACATATGTACCATATTTCAAAAATATTAGGCCAGCATATCGTACAGATGATAAAGCAGTTTTCAGAATTGGTGTGCGACCAGAATATCCACAACGGAATTACGGTACTGGGTCAGTATATTTAACTGAATATCGATTACCTACATCGAGTTATTTCAGTGTAACAGATGCTTATACTAATCAAATTATCATACCATATGATACTACAGCAACAAAAATATCATGTGATACCAATGGATCATTTTTCAAATTAAATATGAATACATTTATGCCAGAACGTTACTATAGAATTTTATTAAAGATAGAACGTGGCGGTGGGAATGATGTTCAAATTCATGATAACGGATATTACTTCAAAATAGAGCAATACAATGGCAGATAATCAGTTTTCAAACAGACCGGGAGAATCATCAGGAATTGATGAGCGTGAAATAATTATACGCGAATTATTAAAAGAATTTCCTAATGATCCTTTGCTACAACAAGGTATATTATCGCCTGAACAGACTCCAGAATTCAAACCAGTTACTGATATTGCTAAACGTAATACGGCTAGTGGTTTATTAGAAATTGATGCAGATGTCAATGCGGTATATGCAGAATATTCGTTAAGTAAATTGTTACCAGGATTAGATGAAGAACAATTAGATGATGCTTTAGATGATGAATTTGCAACGTTTATTATTAATGAGCCTGGTGCTGGATTACCATTACCTATAGTTTCTGGTTTATTTTTTATAACAACGGCGCCACCGGGTGATTATCATGACATGTACATTCAATATGGCGTAGAACGTATACCGGCAATGATGGCTAGCGGAATGGATGAAGATGCTATTCAACGTAATCTTTTTTGTGTTTGGTACATTGAACGTGGTAAAGCTCGTCCAATTCCAAATTACAAAACATTAGAAGTAATGTTAGTAGAACGTAATACGACATATGATTCCATTTCAGTTGCGACGGCAGATGATATTTTGCAATATGATTTGCGATTAGACGGTCGTTATGAACAATATACGTTGCTAGATGAAAACGGCAATACATTACCGCCGCCTACATTTATTGATGAACTTACCGTACGGCAAGTAATTAATCGTAGTCATGAATGGAACTATAAAATTCGTTACTTATCTGGCTATCGTCCGGGTAAAACTTTTAATGCATCTATTGCTTCATTAGGAGCATCATTTTTACGCGATCCAGCAGAGTATGTTCGTCCGGCAGAAACTCGCGCAACGTCATATTTTGAGACGATTGAAGGTGATGATGGCATTTCATATACACGAGAAGTTTTACCGCGCGAGGCTCGTCAACGTCAAGAAATAGCAGCGCAGGTCGCAGATCCTGTTGTCGCTGCTCAATATGGAATAGAAGATTATATCGATAATATTACACCAGCAACCGTTCCGCAATTATTTTCATTGTTAGATGAAGATCCGTATGATTTATATTATGACGGAGCTTTTCGTGCAACTCGAATTGAGACAATGAGGGCGGAAATGGAAGGACAGTTAGTGTTACCAGAATGGTCTAAAGCATCATTACAAACTGCATTTAATGCCGCGGTTACCGCTGGTACCGATGAACTACGATTTGATGATTTGTTCTTAAATCTTAGTATGATGGTATTTGGCCATTTCAAACAAGTACAAGATATTAACGTATTAAAACGTATTGCAACAGATTTGAACATTGATATATCTGACTATGATAGTAGTTTAGAAGTACGATTAGAAGGTACGGACGTACTTGATGAAAATCAATTCAATGCATTATCTGATATTCGTGGTATTATCAATGTAATGTATCTACGCGGCGCGATTAGAGTATTAGGTGGGACAACGGATGAATATTGGACTACTTTTGCAAAAATTGGAAACGTAGATCAATTAGATATTACAGAATATGAAAAATACCAAATTGAATATCGTGATATATTTAACGTACAAGAACTAGTTCCATTTGAACCGCCTGGCAGTGCTGTATACTATCAACGAGATACTTTGTCAAAAAATTATTTAGCAAATTTGCAACGTCAAGCTATATTACAAGGTCAAATTGATTCTATACGACGTAATTTATATGAAAAACTATTACCGGCACAGACTGCAATTAATGAATTAGAATCAGCATTAAGTAAAGTACCAGATAATTTTTTACAAAAACTTCAAGATTTATTTGGACCTGAATCAGACGTGCAAAATATTTTCTATGATTCTAAAAACACATTAGGTGATATTAATGCATGGGTTCTTAATAAACGTAAAAATGGTGGTGAAGTTAAAGAAAAAGGAAGGCAACAAGCGTTTTTTGCATTGGTAGAAACTGAGGGACAGATACATAGAGATTCATTAAGTAAACAAGCAGAAGATGAAATATTTTCTGGCATCGGAGCGCCGGATCGGCCACTATGGCATGTTAATGGACGTTCTGATGATAATGTTTGTATTACTATGATTAACTCATATTCTGACCAAGCAGCGTCACCTAGGTTAATATTATTAAATGGCGCGATGATAGGTTCATTAAATAATGCAACAAAGGATGGCGGTGCATATCAAGTAGGTATTGAACCAGATCGTAAATATCAAAAACCTAGCCGTAATGGATCGCGTGATCGTCTCGATCGATTAATGAAAGATAAACATTATTTTAGAGCTACGGTTGCTAAATATATTTTTACTACAATTATTGACCCGGCAAAGTACGAAAAAAATAATATTCCTAATGGATACCCGACGACAATATTATCAGATATCGGCCGTAGTGGAACACAAACTGATTTAGTTACGATTTGTCAGGAAGTGACTGATTTTATCGCGGATATTCAATCGACGTTGGAAGATGTTAAAGAAGCGTTGAAAGATGTTGATACATTATTAATTAATGCAAATGAACCAGAAGAACTTTTGAATTTACTTGAAGACATTGATACTGTATTATCATTAAAGGAGCAGTTAGGTACTCAGATATTTACATCAATATCAAGTGTTAATACGTATATTGAAACTGAACATCAAAAATTATTTAATAGAATTGTAAATGCAATACAATTTGTACGACAACGGGTATATGATAATAATGATAAATTTTATATAACATGGCCCGCTAATGCACAAGCACGTGTAAGTAAATGGAAAAGTGATATCAATTTCAAAAGCTTTCAACCCGAGGGTACTTAAAAATCTCTATAGTTCCCTAGCATCATATTTATTAATGAATGTCATTAGATAGATTTACAAATATCACAGAAATCCGTGAAACCCCAGGCTTAACGCGTGGGATATCATGGCCTCAACAAGCTATTGAATTACTTGAATTAGATGAGATCAAAGTTCGGCCAGATGATACGCCGATTGTAGAAGTTCATATTTATACTCCTACAAATGAAACGTATCTTGGCGGTGGTCCTATAACAGATTTTGTAATACAAGGTGAAAAGATTTATATTGACTATGTTAAAGTCTTTGCAAATCTTAATATTAAACGCGGATTTTTCAAAGTATTGGTCAATGTCTATTACGATGTCATTGGTACATATGAATATCCAATATTAAAGATTACTGATATATCCGCGGATGGACGTGAATTATTGCTAGATGTTTTTAGACCTCGAGCAGAAGCTAATGTACCTGAAGATATTATAGCTACGTTTTTACAGTTGTATCCAAAAGCAACTGATAGAGATTTTGCATTAAATTTTGGCGAAAATGAAATTGTACGTATTATAAATCATAAATCATATCTTAATGAAAATGTTTTAGCCGTACGTACATTAACTCCATTACCATCAAATTTTGCAGAATTATCTCGTTGTAATTTAATTGAATTAGTATCTGATTCATGGGTTGATAATATAAGTTTAGATCAGTTAGCACCGACACCAGCTCTTAATACATTGAGAGGTCCTAATTTTGAAATCGATTCAGGATATACCATGGTAACTGAAACGGATTTCTTAAATTGGAATCAGTTGTTAGGATCAAATTTAGGTACATCACAAAAAATTATCGATTCATTTTTTTCTGGTTCTATTACAGGAGTTGAGTTAGGAATTGATTACACAGCATTTCCAGAGTTTGTTTACTATTCATCGGCAGCGGAACGAGTTACTGGGTTCAGATCAAAATTAGAAAACATTGAATATTACAACAATAGATTATCGATATTAAACAGTACCAGCGGTTCATCATCTGGTTCATTATCTGTTAACGTAACTAATACCACAAAAAAGCGTGATGATGTTATAGGTCGTTTTGATGCATTTGAAAGATGGTTGTATAATGAACCTACAGCAAGTATTTATACACATGGTATTACAGGTAGTTTTACAAAGGTAGGTGTTGAAGGAGAAGCATTTGCAGTTTCACCTTATCCAAAAAGAATTGTAAATGGACAATATGTATTGTATTCTACAACGGCATCTGTATCTGAAACATGGTATGACACATTATATGATGCGGCTACTTTGTTCGATGAAAACAATCCATATTCATTAGTAAAAACAATTCCACAACATATTCGTGAAGATGCAAATAATAGTGAATATGAATCATTTGTTAATATGATTGCACATCATTTTGACATTTTGTATACATATGCAAATGCATTAACGCGAGTACATATTAAAGAAGAACATCCAAAACGTGGTATTGATAAAGATGTATTGTTTGATATTGCACGATCTCAAGGATGGCAATTGGTTAATGGTAATCAAGCCAGTCAGCTTTGGAGATATAAATTAGGTACAAATGAATCGGGTTCATTTGCATCTACCGGTAGTATTTTTTCTCAAAGCGATGAAGCAATTACCGGTGAAGTTTGGCGTCGAATTGTTAACAATTTACCATACATATTAAAAACTCGTGGTACTGAGCGGTCAATAAAAGCATTACTAAACATTTACGGTATTCCGCAGACAATGTTAAGTGTACGTGAATATGGCGGTCCAATGGTAGGCAATGAATGGCCAGCTTTAACTGAGGATCGATATTCGTATGCAGCATTTTTTAATTCAGGTTCGCATATAAAATATGCAACTAATTATATAAGTTCAAGTATTGGCGATTGGGGAATGACCCGAGGTACCAACAATGTAATACCGGTTCAGACGCGCGAGTTCAGATTTAGGCCAGCATATACCGGAAGCATGTTATTGTATACACAGTTAGATCAAAATAATGCTCCATTGACGCAAATTGCTATACAACATACTGGATCATATTCTGGTAGTGGTTTATATGGACGAATCAATGTGTCTTTCGGTCGTGCAATTTCAAACATAATACCAATGACAGCGTCATCAGCTTGGTTGCCGTTGTTCAATGGACAGTTTTGGAATTTACGATATGGATGGTATACGACTGGTTCACATTTTAACACTGGATCAAATACTAATACTACATATAATATTCAAGTACAACAATCATCTGATTTTATACGAGGTAAAATTAATTTTTCATCAAGTATTGAATTTACACCGACCGCAGGAAATCATTATCTAGTATGGAGCCGTCCAGGAACTACACCATTAAACTATGTGTATATCGGTGGTACAACCGGTTCAACAGACACATTTAATGTAAATACCTATCTAAATAATATGTTAGGTAGCGCGCCTGGTACATATTCTGGATCGATGCAAGAATATCGTGAATGGTTAGAGTATTTAGGAAATGATGCTTTTGATGAACATACATTTAATCCAACGTCTTATGTGAGTTATTTATCACCGAGTAGTTCGTATGATACATTGGTTCGTCATTACACATTAGGTACTGACATTATCGGTGTTGCTTTAAACACTCCAGGTACTATCATTTCATCGAGTCATCCTAATTATGTGATAAAAGATTTTATGATGACCAGCAGTTACAATTCAAATGCTTATGCATATGGATTCGTAGTGCCATCTGATGAACAACGTGGTAATTTCATTCCGGTTGAAGAAACATATTATATACGAGGTGCATCGCTAGGAGCTAATAATCCTCGATCAGAAAAAATACGTCTGGAAGATAATTTCTTGATACGTCGTTTATCACCTATTAATACAGCGGAACGATCAAGCTTTGACAATGCTCCTTTAGATTCAAATAAATTAGGTTTATTTTATAGCTTTGCTGATCAAGTTAACAAAGATGTTTTTAATCATATCGGTCGTATTGAATTAGATGATTACATTGGTGATCCAGATGATGAGTATGAATTGGCATATGAAGATCTAAAATGGTTTTCATCGCAATATTGGAAAAAATTTACAAATAACTCTGATATAAATGCTTTTAATCGTATCTTTAGTCAATATGATTTTTCTGTATTCAATCAGATAAAACAAACTTTACCGCTACGTGTTGATGATGTATCTGGATTATTAGTTGAACCTAACATATTAGAACGTTCAAAAGTTCAGATAACTAAACCGATTAAAGTTGAGAATCCTCAATATGAAATTAATTTAGGCGATGTTCCTCCGACCGGTAGCGGTGAAGCAAATTTGCAACATGAAGGTGTAATAGATAATAGCGAATCAACTGTGTATACACCATCCGCGACATGGCAAGAAGAATATTTAGGTGAACATTCATATATTAGATATACTGGTAGTATGAATTATTGTACAATTGAAACATTGCCAGTTGATGAATTACGATCTTACACAGCTTCATTTATTGATTCAAATTATTATGTCAGTGGTGCAAACAGTTACGTTGACACATATTATAACAATCAGGATGTACTGTTTAATCCGACTAGTACAGCAACTACAACATATTGGAAAGATACTACGGCGCCGTTAGGACAATATGATTGGCAAGAAAAAATTATCATAGGTACCGGTTCTGCTTGGTTACCAATTAACAGTGCGTTATCAAGCGGTGATTATACAGACCAAATACGATTGAAATTAAATTCGTTTAATGCATATGACATGCATATACGTCCAAAAATAAAACTTCAAGCCAGTTCATCTGTTACAAACATGTTGTATACAGCAACGTTAGTTAAAACTGAAACTGATAGTATTCATTCTCGTATATTGCATGTATATGATGTGGTTACCGGCGCAACAGTAAATGATTCATTATTTGATATACAATTTAACAGTGTTTTGATACCTGCACAAACACATTTAACGTTGATACTGCAATTCCAAGTACCTAACGATCCAATCGTAAGTGTTGTGAATACAACGGTAAGTGCATCGTTATTTGTAGATAACAACTCGGGACTTGATAGTAATGGCATTGCGCTTGGTACATTGGAATATATGTCGACAGCGTCTGCTTACTTCGGAGCGCCAAATGGAATACAAACCAATGCACATGATATATCATGGTTCTTAACTGATGTAGGCCAACCGTTATATTGGTATGCTCAAGCAGCAAAATATTTTTATGAGGACGGTGATTCTGGACAAGAAAGATTTGCAGCGCAGTTTCTTTCATCGTCAATTGTTGGTAGTGATAGATGGATTTTTCTAGGTAGTAATCAAGGTAATACTTCTGTAGCTGAAACATTTCATATCAGCGCTGATAGCGGCGTGACGTTGCAATTAGAAGATACTATTGATTCCAGCGGTGCAAATACATGGATATCATCATCAATTTTATCAGAGCCTGCTAGTAATGTAAATTTACTTTTGAAACGCATAGTTCCTATCATTACAATAGAAGAAATATGCCATTCAGTTCGTAGTACAGAAATTACTGAATGTCGCAGTAGTGATATTTTTATGAAACATGTATATCATTATTCTGGCAGTCCTTCTATTACAAATGATTACGCTCGTAATTTTGATTACGCACAAAGCGCATCAAATGGAATGTATTATAGCCGAAGTTTAGCACCGGCATGTTATCGCGATGATTTTTATGAATCATATGAACGTGCATTTTATATTGGTACACAATTATCATCACCAAGACCAAATTTAGGATCTGATGATAATAACATTGGTAGAACGCCAGTAGTTGAAATTTATGAAGTGAATCCGAATCAAATTTTCTATAATTCAACACCAAGACAAGCGGGTAATGGCGGTGGACTAGAACCTGGAAATATAACTATTAGATAATTTAATCATGAGCATATTTATTAAAAATTGGAGAAAAAATGGGATACCTAGATAATAGTACAATTACAGTTGACGCTATTTTAACAAAAAAAGGCCGAGAGTTATTAGCGCGTGGTCAAAACGAGTTTCGAATTACTCAATTTGCTTTAGCAGATGACGAAGTAGATTATGATTTATATAATCCAGAGCATCCGCTAGGAACTGCATATTACGGCGCAGCTATTGAAAATATGCCTGTTACAGAAGCATTGACAGATGAATCGCAAATGATGAAATATAAGTTAGTAACTTTACCAAAAGGTACTGCTCGTATACCAGTCATTTCAATTGGAAATACAGATGTAACATTGCGTGATAATCAGTCAATTGTTATCAAACCTGTTACAACTAATTTTGTACAAGGTAATCAATCATTTGGTTATACAGCAATTCTTTCTGATTCAGATGCAGCGACAATTGTTGCAACTAAATCAGCGCCAAATACAGATGGTTCATCTACCGTACCTCAATTTATCGGTGATAATGAAGCAGCTCAAACAGTAACTGTATCAGGTATTGAATTTGAAATTACTGCGAAAAGTCAGTTAATATCTAGACGTACTGCAACTATATTGTTCATTGGTAATGAAACTGGTGGTCGTGCATTGTTATCAGTAACAATTGAACCTCAACAAATTCAAGGAATATCTAACGTGGCAACGTTATAATAATTAAAGGATAAAATGGGACTTGGGAATAGAAATATTGCAACAAATGGTTTTAGAGCAAATCGAGTTGCGGCTCCGCGAACCCCAGCGGCATCGGCAATTGAAACAGCAGCGCGACAATTAGCAGAATCATTAATACGTGAACGTGAGGCAGCGAGGCAACGTGTACGTAATGGACGTATTTATACTCCATTTGATCCGACTGAGGATGTATTAGCAAATAATATTGAAACAGTTACCAAAGGATTATTTTCTGGTAACACTGGAAGCCTTTTGAATTTTCATACTCAAAGTACTGCCACTGCAATTCAAAACACATATTATAGACAAATCTATGATGGTGCATCAACAGCTGTAACATCGCAACCACAATTTTCAATTGCATATGGTCATTATCTTGGATCTGGATCAGGCGACTTAACAGGTAATCTAAATGATGATACTCCAAGCCGTGCAATCTACAAACAATACGCGCAATTATTATTACAACCATTAGATAAGAAATTTACTATTAACGGACAGGATACAGATAGTATTTATGTACTTAATTTTAATAGAGCTCGTTTTCGTGAAAAAATTGATCCAGGAAACATTGAAATTAACCTAGCAACTTTGTCAGGATCGTTTTTTGCAAATAATATTCATACCGGATCTAATGTAAAAGTAGGTAATCCCGCAAATGGTCGTGTCATATCATTAATTGATGATTCGTCATTAACTTCAGCTACTATAGGCGAGACTGGTCGTGTATATAATATCGTATCAGGTACAATTGATGACGGTACTGTATTTTATCCTAATTCAGCTGCATTACAATATTTTGGTTTAATGTATCCAGAAGCTGGTGTTGTGATTTTAGATGCAAATAAATTAGATATTTCCGCATCATTTAATACTGTTATAGGGTCAGGTGTTCAAGGTGATAATGCAATGAAATTATTTACAGCATTATCTGGATCTGTTCCAATTGCAGTAGCGGCTGGTAGAAATTATGGATTACAAGCACGTTCATCTGAACAAGTGAAATCGACGTATTATTTTGTACGTGTTAAAAATGGTGATTTTAATTATTCAAATAATCCATCATTTGTAACTGGTTCTAATGGTGATTTAGCATATACAACATTTATTAGTAATCCGCAAACATATATTACAACGGTAGGATTGTATAACGATAGACGTGAATTGTTAGCCGTTGCTAAAATGAGTCAACCTATACTAAAATCATTTACTCGAGAAGTATTGGTTAAAGTAAAATTAGATTTTTAAGATAATATGATATGCCAATTACACCATCAGTATTCAGAGCTATTCGTAGAAACGATATTCATCAAAGACCGTTCAAAGCGTACAAAAATTACATTGTAACGGATGAAGGTGCGTTAGCTGAAAAATACGGTGTACAAAAAGCAATGCATAAAAAGATTGTTCCTCATGTAGGAGACAATAGCTATAACTATCCAATAAACTCAACTGATGGTACTAACCAACATGTTGTATGGAAATGGATTGATCATAGATATTATCGATATCCATATGATCAAACAAGATGTGTTGAATTAACTAATGAAAATAATGTTGAAAAATATTATTTCATGATTGCATCAATAGTTACTGTTCCTTATCATCAAATGGGCGAACGCATTAAAGCTAGTACGTTACGATTTACTTCTTTTATAACTGGTTCATCAACAAATAACAGCAATGCAAATTTTTCAGTTACTGGATCTGATGATAGCGTCGGAAATTTGAGAGATCCATATATTTTAACTGCTTCGATGGCATCGTCAAGTCGTTTGCAATTTTATTTTCATTTCAATAACGAATTTCGTAGATTTGATGATAATTACGGTAGAATAAAATCTGATGATAAAATTGTTTATAGATTACGCGGTCGTAATACAGATGCTGAAATATCAAATGTTGAAATTCAAAATGGTGTTAATGTAAGAGTTTCTCAAAGTGTATATTCGCCATCAGGATTGTCTGGATATTTTACTGGTAGTTTGAATTCTTATATAAAAATTAATGATGCTCAAATTTTTGAACAGCTACAACGTTGTGATCAATGGTTGTTATCATTTTGGATAAAACCTAATGACTTGACTAGTACCGGTAGTATACTTTCAAAATTTTCTAATATTAGAGAACAGTATTACGATAATTTATATAAAATGACAAAGTTTCGTACTGTCAATAAACCAATACCAGTACCGGGCGGCAATTTTTCTAGCAAACGTACTCCATTTCATATTTCATTAATTGGTGATAAAATTCATTTTCAAGCATCTGATGGATTAAATCAAGTACATTTATCAGCATCGATTGAACTGCAAGGTGATTGGGCACATGTTGCAATTGCCAATTCAGCGTCATTATGTCAAATTTATGTTAATGGTGCTCAAACTGGCTCAACTGGCAAGATACCAATTGAATCAACGGCTAATAGTGCAAATGTTTTAATCGGTGTAGATACATTAAATACCGGTAGTTCATATTATAGTTTTAATGGCAATATTGCCGAGCTGCGAATGTATGATTACAGACCTAATGATTCTATAATTTCTTCATTGGCTAATAACGATTTTTATACAGGTTCCTTATATCAGACAAATGTATTTGGAAACATATTTTATCGTAATGGACAAGTTGTCATGTCATCGCCAATGCCAAAATATCACGACGTATTATTTACCGGTAGCGCGGCCTCTCCTAATGATTTCAAAATGAAATTCAAAGGACAACATACAATTTATGAAAATGAAGTAATGATACGTATTCCAAAAAATGCATTTAACGTATCTGTCAATCCATCAGCTGTTTATAGGCCAGCATCTGGCATTGACAATGCTTGTAATGATGCAGGATCTGGTGCTGAAATGTTTTTACGTCCAGGCGATTATCGTAAATCAATGTTTATTTCCGGTACGGCGTATCCATATATAACAACTGTAGGTTTATATAATGAACAAGCTCAGTTGTTAGCTGTAGGTAAGTTAGCAGAACCACTTCAAAAACGAGATGACATTGACATGAACATTGTATTACGCTGGGACTATTAACACTGAGTATATTTATACTAAAGGTTATAATATGTCATGGAATTCATCATCAAAGGCTAGAAAAAACGCAATTAAATATGGTTACCGTTCAGGATTTGAACATGTAATATCTGAACAATTATCAGAATCTGAAATTCAATTTGGTTACGAAGATACTGTAATCAATTATATCAAGCCAGAAACAAAGCATAAATACACAATCGATTTCACGTTACCTAATGGTATTTTAATTGAAACCAAAGGTCGTTGGACCGCGGATGATCGTAAAAAGCATTTGCTAGTTAAAAAGCAACATCCCCAGTTAGATATAAGAATAATTTTTCAATCGGCCAAGACAAAAATAAGAAAAGGTTCAAAAACAACGTACAGCGATTTTTGTGACAAGCATGGAATTCAATGGGCGGAAAAAAAAGTTCCAGAAAGTTGGTTAAAAGGTTGATTCTTTGAAAAATTTTTAATATATTCAACATATTAATATATTTGTATGAATGTATATGAATACAACATTGACATATGAAGTATGTAATGAAATTAATTAATATTATTAATATTATATATAATGAGCAACTTTCCAATCATCACGCTTCTTGAGACGGTATTAGGTAAAGGACGTATATCAACAAACAATAACGTTGCATTTAACTGTCCTTTTTGCCATCATCATAAAAAGAAAATGGAAGTGAATATTGCAACCCAACATTGGCATTGCTGGGTATGTAATGCTGCTGGTCGAAAACTGCCTTTACTATTACGTAGATTAAATGTTGATCGTGCAAAGATATCTCAATTGACTGTAATGTTAGAAGAGGTTGAGTATAAACCTAAAACAACGACAACTGATACACCAGTATTAACATTACCGGAAGGATTTCGTCCGTTATGGATTTTAGACAAAGGTTCACCTGAATATAAAAATGCAATTTTCTATTTACGCAATCGAGGGATTACGATTTACGATATTCTTAAATATAGAATAGGATATTGTGATGCTGGTATGTATGCAGGTAAAATTGTTATTCCTAGTTTTGACGCAAATGGTAGTCTAAATTATTTTGTGTCACGTGCGTATTATTCAGATGATTTTCAAAAACATAAGAATCCTGCGTTTTCAAAAGATATCATTGGTTTTGAATTACATATTAATTGGAATATGCCTGTAATATTAGTTGAAGGTGCTTTTGATGCAATTGCGATTAGACGTAATGCCATTCCATTATTTGGTAAAACTATATCAGATACATTGAAACGACGTATCATTGAACGAGGTGTTAAATCAATTTATATTTGTTTAGATAATGATGCACGTAAACAAGCTTTGGAAACTGCTGAATATTTTATGTCAAATGGCGTACATGTATATTTTGTAGATTTGCCGGAAAGCGATCCAAGTGAATTAGGATTTGAACGAATAAGAGAACTCATTGATGATACAATTGAATTATCTCCAGATAAATTAATGCAAGAAAAAATATTATGCAGACTATAAATATTGGATTAGATCACATCGATAAGATATTTCATATCGCCGATGTACACGTACGTAACGTAAACCGACATAAAGAATACGCCGAAGTCTTCAAACGGCTGTACACATACATTCGTAAAAACAAAACACCGAATAGTATTATATATGTGGCTGGTGATGTTGTGCATGCAAAAACTGATATGTCTCCAGAGCTAGTGCATATGGTATCAGATTTTTTCAAAGATTTATCTGATATTGCTCCTACAATTTTAATCACTGGTAACCATGATTGTAACTTAAATAATGCCAATCGCTTGGACGCCTTGTCTCCCATCGTTAGAGCCTTAAATCATCCAAACTTACACTATCTTAAAGACACGGGGATATATGAGGTTTCCGGTGTACACTTTAACGTTATGTCGGTGTTTGATAAGCCAGCTGATTTCATAAAAGCATCTGATTTTGAAGGTAAAATTAAGATTGCATTACACCATGGAGCTGTTAATTCTGCAACAACTGATCTAGGTATTACATTAAGCAATACACATGTTACGACAGATTTATTTGCAGGACATGATTTAGTCTTGTTAGGAGATATTCATAAAACACAATTTTTAGATGATAAAAAACGTATTGCATATCCTGGATCATTAATTCAACAAAATCACGGCGAAGGATTAATACATGGTATATTTGAATGGAATTTATCAGATTTCAGTGCAAAATTTGTAGAAATAGAAAATATATATGGATATTATACATTTGAAGTTGATAACGGTAAAATTCTTAATCCATCGGATCGCGTTCCTAAAAAGCCTAGAATACGTATTAAAGTAAAAGATACGGATTCCGCGGATCTAAAACGCATTATATCAGAAATACGTACACAATATAAAGTTCAAGAAATTGCCATACATAAAATACATTCTCTAAATAGCGGTCCAAGTCAACAGAAAGTTGGATTTGGAAATATACGCGACGTTGAATGGCAAAACAAAATTATCACTGAGTATTTAGAAAATGAACAAGGATTAGATGACCAAATGTTAGATGTAGTGCGCCATATCAATCGTACAGTTCATTCTAAATTACCTGAATCGGAAATGACTCGTAATGTCATATGGTCGCCAAAGCGTTTTGAATTTTCAAACATGTTTAGTTATGGCGAAGATAATGACATTGATTTTGCAAATGTTAACGGCGTTAACGGATTATTTGCACCAAATGCAAGTGGTAAATCAACATTGTTAGATGCCATGGCATTTTGTTGTTTTGATCGTTGTAGTCGTACAACTAAAGCAGTTCATGTATTAAATAATAAGAAAACTGCATTCAAATGTAAATTGCATTTTGAATTAGATGGACGTGATTATTACATAGAACGTCGTGGTAAAAAACAGTCTAATGGTCATGTCAAAGTCGATGTTGATTTTTGGACAATCGGTGATGCGGGTGAAGAGATATTGTTAAATGGTGAACAACGTGATAATACAAATAAAATTATTCGTAAATACATTGGGTCATATGATGACTTTATTTTAACTGCATTGTCATTACAAAATAACAATACTGGGTTTATTGACATGTCTCAACGTGAGCGTAAAGAGTTATTGACTCAGTTTTTAGATATTGATGTGTTTGAATTGCAATATCAAATCGCAGCAGAAGACATTCGTGAGACATCGGCATTAATTCGTGAATATAAACGACATGATTATAGTACAGTGTTATCAGATGCGGAACGTACAATTGAACAGTTGACAGTTCCATTTGAACGAATGAAAACTGAAAAGGTTGAACATGATAAAATGGTCAATGATCTTAATGACATTATCATATCACTTACAAAAGAGATAAAAACATTATCATCTGACATTGTAGATCCAGATGTCATTGAACAGGAAATAAACTCATTATCAGAAGCAGAAACTGAGTTAATTGATACAATACGTACTACAAAATCTGAATGGCGTAATTGGAATGCTACTATTGCGGATTGTGATTTGCGATTATCTAATTTTGATAAAGATGTGTTAATAAATGAAGTACAAACTATTAATAACCACCATAAAACTCATATGGAGTTAGATAGTAAACAACAATTGATATTGGCTCGAATTGATCATGCAAAAAATATGGTTTCAAAACTTGATGAGCATAAATGGGACCCAAACTGCGAATTCTGTATGGCAAACCCATGGCTTAAAGATACTCAAGCTGTTGCAAAAGAATTGCCTGACCTTGAGGCTGACAATACAGCAATCGAGACTGAAAAACAACAGATAATTCAATTAATTGAGGCTTCAACCGCGGAATCGGACCTAATTACAATAGGTGAAATAGAAGATGAAAAATCAAATGCACAATGGCAAGTCGCATCATATGAAAAACAATTAGAAGTATTAAAATCAAAATTTGAATTACATGTTTCACGTAAAGAACAGGCAAATGAAAAATTAGAACGTTGTCGTCAACATGAAGCAGATATCAAATTTAATGAACAAAAAAATATTGAAATAAATGACGTTACATCAGAACGCAATGATCTGTTATCTGAAATAAAACATTTAGAAGATAACATATTAGCAATTGCAAGTAAAATACAAATTGCGGAACAGTCAAAACAAACTGCAATTCAATCAATTAATCGCCTACAAGAACTTGAAACTCAGTATCGTGGTTATGAATACTATTTATTATCAATTAAACGTGATGGTATTCCATATCAGTTAATCACAAAGGCTTTACCTCAAATAGAAGCTGAGATAAATAATATTTTAACTCAGGTCGTCGATTTTTCAATGATATTAGAAACTGATGGTAAAAATATAAACGGATTCATTGTTTATGATACTGATAATTATTGGCCTTTGGAATTGACATCGGGTATGGAAAAGTTCATTGCATCACTAGCTATTCGCACATCATTAATTAATACGACATCATTACCTCGTCCAAATTTCTTAGCTATCGATGAAGGATTTGGAGTATTAGATTCTGAAAATCTTAATAATATGTATTTGTTATTTGATTATCTTAAATCACAATTTGGTTTTGTTTTATGTATATCACATATCGATGCGATGCGTGATATTGTTGATAAACTAATTGAAATTAAAAAAGTAAGTGGATACTCTAAAATAAACTATTCATGATATTTATAAGAAAGGTGCACGTATGGCAATTCGCAAAAAAGCGACAAAAATAGATCTTGCAAACAAGTATAAGTATATCTTACGCGACACATCGCCTTTTTCTGACGATCTTTTCGGTGTAGTACATTTTCCTACTAGGTTTACTGCTGGTAAAAATTTATTCAAATTACGAATTGATAGCGCAAATTTTGTTGAGAATAGTCAAATACATATTGAAATATTAGATTCATCTGGTAACCCGGTATATTGGGAACCGTTATACTATGTTGAAAAAGATGGCACTCGAGTAATTGCTGTATACATTTATCCAGATACAGCACCCGGTGTTGCGACAGTTTACGTTGCTGGACGAATATTGCAAAGTGCTAATGATAGAATATCGTATAATCGTGACTTCAATTCATTAAACCATCCAGACATACCAAATGCCATATGGAGTCGTCGTATTCCGATCGCTCCATTTGCATCTAATGATTCTGAAATAATATTTACAACACAGCCTACATTAACAATAAAAGAAACAGTTCAGGCATATTTACAACCTAATGATGTATTTAATGTGTTTACAGAAATATCATCATCTGGTGGTAGTTTAACAGTAACACCTGAGGCTGGTTCATTAAATACTAGTAATGTCATAACCGCGCCAGCAACCGAAGGTGCATTATCTAAGAACTCGCCAAATTTTGGTAAACAGTTTTTTGATGTTTCAAAAGTACAAGCGTCATTACAAAATACGACTAACACTCAAATGTCATCTCCGGTGTTAACAACATTGACCGGATTTTCAAAATTAACGACAACTAATTTTGTGTTGACAAAAAATATGGAAGGCGGGACGATTATTATCAATAATCCAACAATAACAGCACCGGCATTAACAGGATTAAATTCTGCTGGTAAAGTTATTCCAAATTCACAAACTAATTTAGAATGGTCATCAAATACTAATAATGGACTATCATCACGACAATTGTCTGGTTCGTATCGGTTTGCAATATCTCAGGTAATTAATTCATCATCTGCTCGTGTTGCACAAATTGGCGGATTCAAAAATAACACTGATAATACAAATGGTCCATTTTCTATTCTTGTAGGTACTGGTAATCCTACATCAAAAGTGATTGGCAACGTTCCAAGATATACTCAGAAAACATCTGCCATTGTTCGTACAATAGATTCAGCAACGTCATTTACAGCTAGTTTTGTTAAACCGACAGAAGTTGTTGTTACTCAGAA